ATACTCATGGTTTATTTGTTTAGGTTAATTCTTTCCGATCTTGAAGTACGTCTGTATGCCAAAAGACGTTGTACCGTCCGTGGCAATGTTAACTTTCGCACCATATATTTGATCCTTCTTCGTCTTGTATAGTATACCGCCTTCAGCACTTCGGACGTTACCCCCGCTAGTAAGGTTAAGGCCACCACCAACATAGACTTGTCGTTTAGGATCATCGTATTTAGTAATCGTTTTAGTTTCTTTTACAACAGGAATCTTATAGTTCTCTCTAAAGCTACGTCCAACAATCTTGTTTTCAGTAACAGTATCAACTATACGTATATGACCATACTGACCAACATGAACGCTGTCTGTATAAATCTTTCTTGAAGCAAAGCGTTTAGCTAAGTCTTCGTACTGCTGCTTTAGTTTAGGATAAGCTGTATCAGCTTTATACTCAGTGCTTAATACCTCAAAAGGTACTGGAACCTCATATGGAACAGGGACTGGTTTCACAATAAGACTATCGTGCTTTGTCCAGAACGTGTCAGTAACAATAAGAGTATCAGGTTGTCTACTATTTGAGTGACCTATACATCCTCGCTGGGTCAGAACTACAAAAAACGCTATAATAATAATAGCGACGATAACTATATTCTTCATTATTATCCTTCCATGTGAACATCTTCCTCTTTGTTTGAGTCTTTTGTCTTCTTACCCATGATGTTTTCAGCACCAGAGATACCAAAAGAACCTAATGTAATAATAGCAAAAGCATTAAAGATGTAGTCGTTTATAACTAACTCTTGTCCTAGATATCCTGTAACTAAGTCTACAGTCATTGCTAGTACCATTACAGCAAAAGACATAAAACCAACTACTGACTTTTCATTCCAGTCGTTGTTGTCTTTAAATATCGTCCAAAAGCTTGTTGATTCGGTTGTCTTCTTCATCTTGGTTAGGTTTTATAGCTACCATCTCATGATAAAATACTTGAGAAGGTAGCTTATTTGGTGGGTTAGGTGTTTGTAATGCCAGTTTACTATATACAGCGCGTTCCAGATTGTCAATCCTAGTTTTATCGACGTTACTTTGCGCCATTAATAGTTTTACATCCTGTTTAACTTCGTTGACATCTTGCCAGATCATAATCCCTAAAAGAGATACTAGACTGGGAAATATCCACGCTTTGAATGCTGAGATGGTTGGGTTCTCTCTGGTCATTGTTTAAAATAGTTTAGCAAATCCTGCTTTTATAATCGTTATATCATTATGACGACCAAGAATTAAGGTGGTGATGAAAAGCATACTGCTTTAAAAAGTCAGTAAAGATCATCGTATTAATATCATGAGAAGCTAACTTACTTCCAAACCAATCAGGTCCATAAAACTTTGTCTTGATATTAACCATACTGCAAAGATCTTCTATAACTGGATGACCTTTATCAGCACCTATTACACCATTCATTATACGTTTTTGTTCTGGTCCCCAAGTTAAAAATATGTTGTCTAACTCTCTTAGTGCATCAAATGAATTAACTGGTTCAAAATCAACATCAATATACAAACCACCGTATTCTTTTAACAAAAACATTCTAAGTACATCTGCTTGAAAAGCGTAGTGTTTAGTTTGTCCAAAGTAATCAAATATTTCTTGCATCTCTTTGGGCATCTCAGGTAGATTATCATCTTTCCAAAACATGTATTCCCATGTAGGATTCATGCTTTTGACTAATCTACAACACCGTCTTTCTCTCACTTGCATCACATTGGGACCTACCCAAATCTGATGTATTATGTTATTCATGGTGAAGTATTCTGAAAGATACGTCCTTTAAACTCACTTGTTAACAAGCTATGTAAAGATTTTGGATCTTGAGTTTCAGTTAGTTTATGATATTCAATACCAATGTACTTAAACTGATTAATCTTATGTATTATACTAGGTATTATTTTATACTCAGCTCCTTCACAATCTACTTTTAAATACTTACAGTCAGTAGTAATATACTTATTAATGGTTTCAGTTATACAATATGATATAACACCTCCTTTTGTATACTCTGAAGATGCACCTGTATTAAATACTGGAGTACTGATCTTTATCTTATCCCCTTCCTTATCAGTAATTGCTACATTATGCAGCTCTATATCTGATAATGATAAACCGTTTAAGAGAATGTTTTTCTTAAACTGCTCATAGTTTATTTGTACTGGTTCAAAAGCTATAACTTTGCATCCAAACTTCTTTTTAACATATATAGAAAACATACCTATGTTGCCTCCTATATCTATTACAGTATCTGTTGGTAAAAGCTTTATTTGCTCTAAGCCATAACAGTCTGATTCAAGTTCCGTTGTTACGATTTTTATTGTATCAGAAGTAGTTAAATCTTCAAAAACTAAAGGTATACTTCTAATACTACCGTAACAACGAGACCTGTTATAATCCATTAAGCTTATGCTTCTTCTGAAGGCTGTAAATGCTTTGGTAACTCTAAATCTAAGCGAGTAATCTCAGCTTCGCATTCAGCTTTTGTAGCAGCAACAAATACTTCTGTTGAACCACCTGTTTCACTTTGATATGCTGCTTCGATTAAATCAATAACCTTACCACTATTATGAATCAATCTCCAGCTTTGAGTAGCCGATACAGTTTTGATTCCATTATTATCTGCTTGAATATACATTGTTATATCTTTTATATGTTAGTTAAAACTAGTTATGGCTAATTGTAAACCCTCTACCTAATAGTATAGCTTTTGCTGCTAAACCAGTGGATGAAGGAGCTGCATTTGTACCACCTGTTAAATTAATTGTACCATTGTTAGATGGATCAGTACCATTTGTACCATCTAAACTAGCTAGTAAAGTTAAAATGCCATCAACTGAAGATTGTGTTAAAGCACAATCTTGGAAGTTAATATTTGCAGGACCCCAAGAAAGACCTAATGTTTTTAGTGTACCAATAGTACCTAAAACCACATTAGCTAACTGAGAATGTCCATTATAAGATACATAAGCACTCTCATAATTAATTATAGCTGGGACACGTAACGTATTTAATACCGATGCTCCAGAACCCATTCCACTACTTACATGATACACTGATTTCCAAAGAATAGCTGATGGTAGATTAATTACTTGTAAAAAACCAGGTTCGTAAATAGAAAGAGCAGCTTGTTTTAATAGCGGAAAGTTTGATGGCCCAATCTCAGCTATAGCTGTTACACCATTAATTTGTATCTGACCATAAGAAGAAAGATCCGTTAATGATGAAAAGTTTAAAGTTGTTAATGCAGGACTATTGTTATTTATCGAAATACCTTTACATACTTGTAGTAGTGGAAAGTTAACAGTTGTTAATGCTGCACCTGAAAAATTAATACCACTCATTGGACTATCTTGAGCAATAGTATCAGGAAAAGAAAAAGTAGTAACCACAGTTGATCCAGTAATGTAAAGATCACCAATATAACGTGTATAAAAAGCTATATTTGTTGCGGTAGTACTAACGCTACTACCACCATATCCACCGTAGCCATTTGAACCAGCAGCATTAAAACTAAATGATGCATAGTTACCAACTTCTGTAGTATAAACACCGTTAACAGTCTTAGGTACAGAAGCTTTTTGTACATAAGTTGCAGTAATATCACTTCCTAATATACCATTCGCAGTTACTCCAAATGATGGAGCTGAACCTCCGCCTGATGCTAAATCTGCAATAGCTTGAGCTGTTACTTTTTTTGTAGTACCACTTTGTACTATTGGTAATACTTCTGTACCTGCTAGGGCAGATGCTGAAGCTAATTGACTAATCTTTTTATTTGCCATGTTTAATATATGTTAAATGTTATAGTGTGATTAAGTCTTCGTTTTCTGCAACTAGACTAAAGTTATCTTCTGTTAATAAAGACTCTGCTCCTGCTGCTGTAACGTCTAAGATGTTACCTTTTGGTACCGTAAGTACAGCTACTAATGAATTAGGTATAATAGCACCTTTTTTGTTTGTACGAACAACGTACTTTAAACCATCAGGATGAGTTGGTAAAACTGTAGCACTAGATATTTCTAGAGTATTAGCTGGAACTTTACCAGTAGTACCCATCATAGTACCAGGGATTGGAAACCCTAAAGCATCTTTCTGAGCATAGTATTTTAATGTTGCCATATTATATAAAGTTTTTAATAGCGTTAAGCAGTAGTTTGGAGATATGAATCAAAGCATTATCTTTGCATCCCCTTTAGAGAATCTCTACATAATAATATATTAAATATTGTACAAATAACCTAAACAAAAGTAGCCTATGATTATAAACCTCTGGACACCACTGATTCTTAACCGTCTAACACTGAATCAGTTTGTTTACTTAGATTTTAGACACAAGGGTATTATACCTCCCCCTGATCTTATTGATAGCCCTAATATTGACAAAGCGTTAATACTGAAAGGATTCATGACAGATAAAGGAGCTATTACCCCGTCTGGTATAAAAATAATAGATGAGTTCTATGCTCAGATTGAGCCAAAGAAGAAAGTCGTTATAACAAGCCAGATGAAACACCCGCAGGTAGATGACCTGTTACTTGATTATCGAGACTATTTCCCAAAAGGTGCAGTATCAGGAAGAGTACTACGTACTAGCCCAACTGATTTAAAGAAACGTTTTAATGACTTCTTTAAAAAGTATCCTGATTATACCTGGGAAGAAGTGCTTGATGCTACTGAGATGTATGCAAATACGTTTAAGAGTAGTGCAAATGGACATACTTATATGAAAAACTCAACCTACTTTATAATGAAAGATGGAGTATCTGAACTAGCTTCTACTATCGAGAGTCTTCGTGACACAGATGGTCAAGTTTTGTCATCAGGATATGTTCATGACTAGTTGTAAATGCAGTAACTTTTTCGTATTTTTATCTTCCTATGAGCTCACAACTAACAGACATTTTAGACGACGTAGTACCCTTATCGGTCATAAACCAAAAGGGCTTAGACTACATTGAGAAGCGCAAAACAGGACAGATCAAATCAGTCAAAACACCTTGGAACACAATCAACGATGTGACCATGGGAGGATTTGAGTGGGGAACTATCTCTGTTGTTGCTGCCAGATCAGGAGGTGGTAAGACTACCTTCATGCTTGAGTTAACAAGAAGTGTTCATGACTTAAACCCAACACAGGATTTTATCGTACTTGACTTTCAGTTTGAGATGACAGACGAGAAGATTGCCTTGAGAGAGTATAGTCAGAAGACAGGCTTATCCGTAAAGGAACTTGCTAGTGCAAAGAAGAAACTTGATGACAGTGTTGTCAGCTTTCTTAAAGGTTATGTAGACTACAAGAAAGAAAAATCAGGAGGTGCTGATAAGATCTTTGTCATTACAAAGAGGTGTACTGTCTCTAATATTAGAGCATATATACTTGCCATGTGGACGAAGCATCGTAAGCCAATGATTATCACTATTGACCATAGTTATCTTGTAATGATGGGTACTGAGAAGAGTGAGCTTGCAATGCTCCATAACCTTGGTACTATGATGACTGAGTTAAAGAAAGCAATACCATGCTTGTTTATCGTTCTTAATCAGATGAACAGAGATATCGAGAGTAATGAGAGACGTCAACCAGGTAAGGCTGGTAACTATCCTAATACATCAGATATCTATGGTGGTGATGCTTTGTATAACCATGCTGACTTAATGCTTGCACTAGACAGACCTTTTGAAAAGAACCTAATGATTTACGGCCCTAATAAGTACAAAGTAGAACAAGACCACGTTGCTGTTCACGTACTAAAAGCTAGAGATGGTAAATCAGATGCTGTGTTATTCTTTAGGGGTGACTTTGCAGCTAACAAGTTTATTGAATGTCCTGAACCTGATAGAGATGTTGATGCTATCAGTACTAGAAGAAGAGTAGTAAATCCTTAATAATGTTAATAAATATGATGAATCAATTAAAAGGACAGTTTAGTATACTGAACTCAGTCCCAAAAGCAGTGCCTGACTTAGGCCCGAATGTACTTGGTAAAACAAACATGACTATCGACGAGAAGAAACAGTTGTATAGTAAGCTAACACAATTTCACAAAGATGCTTTAGCTGACTATGGTTTCCCAAACGCAAAGGTTGAGTTTAAAACTATTTGGCATGACGCCACAACAGACCTAGATTCAGTAAATATCTATGGTAATCAGTTTAGACGTAACTTCTTCTTTGAGATCTTGAAGTCTTCAGATGATAAGAAAGGTTATGTGGCAATGGATGAGCGCATCTTATTTACTGTAGATACAGATTGTGCTTACTGGGAACAGTATCCATTAGCAAATGTTAACGCTAATAACTTACCAGATGCCGTAGAGAATAGATTGTATAGTGTTCCTTTAATAGATCTTATACCAGTTAATCTAACAAGATCTTCGGTATCTACTGTACAACAGTCTTGCGCAACAAGAGTACAGCATGCATATGCACCGTTACAAGATGAACCTGAACTACCAAAACAAGCATCGCTTGACTTTGAGTTAGAGCAGTTATCATCAAATGATTTCAAAGCAGAAGACCAACACTATAGTAACCTTAGTGTACTTGACTTGCTTGCAATCATTCAGTGTGAGCCAATAAGCTCAAAAGATTATCTTAATCAAGCAATAAATAAAGTAAAACAAAAAAGAAGCAAATAATGGAAGAGTTCACATTACCTATAGATAAAGTTAAAGCTGAAGTAAAGAATCCAAAGAATCTTGTTATATTCGCAAAGCCAAAAGTTGGCAAGACTGAGTTACTAGCAGGACTACCTGATTGTCTAATCTTAGACCTTGAGAGTGGTACTGACTATGTTGATGCATTAAAGATCAAGGCAACATCTGTTAGAGACATAAAAGCCATCGGTGAGCAGATCTTAAAAGCAAATAAACCGTATAAGTACATCGCAGTAGATACAATCACTGCACTTGAAGACATCTGTTTACCATTCGCAGAAGAGTTATATGGAAAGACTTCAATGGGAAAGAACTGGTTAACAGAAGGTAAGCCTAAGTATACAAGCTTATTGAACTTACCAAACGGCGCGGGTTATCCGTGGTTACGTGAGGCATTCACAAAGGTTATTGATTACATCAAGACTCTTGCTCCTCACATTATTTTAGTTGGACACGTTAAAGATACAATGTTAGAAAAGAACGGAGCAGAAGTAAATGTTCTTGACTTAGATCTAACAGGTAAGCTTAAGCGTATCACTACATCTAACTCAGATGCTATTGGGTATCTATATCGCAAGGGAAAGCAAAACTTCCTGAGCTTTAAAACAACAGATGAAATCTCATGTGGGGCTAGACCAACTCACTTAAGAGATGAAGAGTTTATGGTATCAGAGATGACACCAACCGGTCTGGTAACATATTGGGACCAAGTATTCATTTAATGTAAACAACAATAATAAACAAAAACAATCATGATTAGTACAAAAGATTTTGCAGCAGTAGAAGAAAAAGGAACAAAGACTAGCCCAATCGTAGGACCAGGAACAACAGAAGCACGTATCCTTAATGTTCAGTTAACAAAGAACCGTAGTTTTGATACTGATGGTTCAGTTGCTTTAGTGTTAAACATTGAAACTCCAGCAGTAACAGATCCAAACTTCCAAGGTTTCTTTATTAACCCTAACGATCCTTCAAGCCCTCGTCACTTAGGTCAGATAGGTCGCATCAAGTACAAAGCTTACCCAATGAAGGATAGCACTGTTACTCGTAATATGCCAGATGGTACTACAAAGACTATCAATAATAAGCGTGACAATGAGTATTTACAAGCAGTTATCAACTTAGCAAACACTTTAGGTGCTCCTATTAGAGAAGCTGTTGATAATATTGCAGCATCTACTATCTTTGATCACGTTGATGCAGTATCAAAGATCTTTGCTAACCGTTCAATGGTATTCACTATTGCAGCAAGCGGATACAAGAATGCAAAAGGTTATACTGCATATGACTTGTTCTTACCGTATGATAAGACAGGAAAGAAAGCTTATGTGTTAAAGGGTAATGAAGCTGATCTTATTGCTTTTGATAAGTCACTACATGTTAGTGAACCAAAAGAAGATAAGCAGGTTGCAGGTTTCGAACCAAACAACGATTTCAGCTTATAATATTAGTGGTTAGGTGATGTAAGAAAGGGTGGGGATTTTATCTCTGCCCTTCTTTTTTCTCCTTTAATTACAACAGGTTATGCTAAGTACAAAAAACTTAATCTCAGATGTCAAGCTCGTACCATCAACATGGATATTCGAGCACTATTGCAAGCTTCCTGATAAGCTTGTTGGTCAAGATCTTAAGGTAAAGAGTCTTTTCAATCCAAAGGAACGTACACCAAGTATGTGTATCTACTTTGATCAGAAGAAAAGTATCTATAAGTTTAAGGACTTCTCAACAGATACAGGCGGAGGAGCTATTGATTTAGTAAAGCATTTGTACCAGTGTAGCTTTGGACAGGCAAGCGGAACTATTATTGAAGATTACAATGAGTTTATCTTACATAATAATGGAGGCTTTGATGTTCAAGAGTTTAAAAGCTATAGTAAATACCGTGTTAAAGATACAACTACACGGCCCTGGACAACAGCAGATCAATACTACTGGACTAAGTTTAACATAGGCAGTAGATTACTTGATGAGCATAATGTTAGGCCCTTACAATCCTACATTATGGCTAAAGAAGAAGACGGTCAAAACAAAGAGCTTGAGATATTAGGCAAGCATTTGTATGGCTACTTTACAAGTGACAGTCAGGTATACAAGATATACCAACCCACTGTAAAGGATAAGAAGTTTATTAAGGTTGCGAACTATATACAAGGTTCAGAGCAACTAAAAGGACATGATTACTTAGTTATTACCTCTAGTCTTAAAGACTTGATGGCATTAAAATCATTAAAGCTTAGTGTCGATGTGATTGCACCAGACTCTGAGAACACAATGATAAAGCAAGAAGTCATTGATAAGTATAAGAATCAATATAAGAAGATTATTACTATCTTTGACAACGATGAGGCAGGACTTCGGGCAATGAAGAAGTATCAAGAGCACTATGATATACCTTATGTTCATTTAAAGATGAGCAAAGATTTAGCTGATGCTATTAGAGACTTTGGACCTAGAGAAGTAATGATCAATTTAGTCCCTTTAATAACAAAACACGTAGTAGATAATGAGTCAAACAACTTGGATGCACAAGCGTAAAGCTATCACTTCTCTTGATAAGCTTCCTAATTACCATGAACTAGAAGGATTCGTCTATAAGATCACTAATCTAACAACAGGTCAGATCTATATAGGTAAGAAGTCTTTGTACCATACAAAGAAGAAGAAAATCTCAGCTCGTAGTAAAGCAGAAACAAAAACGAGAAAGACATTCGAGTATATAAAGAAAGAGTCTGACTGGTTAAAGTATTATGGATCAAGCAAAGAACTATCAGCAGATGTTAAGTTACTCGGAGTTGAGCACTTCTCAAGAGAAATCTTAGAGCTATGCAAAACAAAGAAGTACTTGACATATGCTGAGTTTGCTTGGCAAGTTAAGTTAGACGTATTAAGAACTAACTCCTATAACGGAAACATACTAGGTAAATGGTATGGTCGTGATATGGAATAAACAGAATTATTATGGCACAACTACATGAGACACTGATGGGTCAAAAGCTGATATCAACAAATATACCAGGTATCCATCATGAGTTAAAACGCATAGCAGACTTATTAGAAAGTTATGTTGTAATGCAGACAAAAAAACTAAGACCTAGTGACAACAGAAGTATTGTTCTTGTAAAACCAGGTATATACAGAGTAACTCTCTGTGGAGATTTATGGACACTAGAACAAGATAGGTTCAACTCAAAAATATGGCGAGGTGTATTAGAAACTAGTGTAGGTTCAAAGAAAGTTGGTACATCAGTAAAAGCACAAACAAAAAGAGATGCTCTTATAATGATGGAAGAAAAATACAGTTAATATGGAAGACCCAATTATTGAAGCTGTTATAGAACAGATGAAGGAAGACTTTGCGATGCAGGATGTAACAGCTATCTATGAGCTACTTGAGTACCTTCCAAAGAAAAATCTATTAGGCTATCTACCAGAAGAGGTAGCAGAACAACTTAAACAACAAAAACATGGCGGACAATAAAAACATTGAAGAAGCTTGCGTTGATTTGATTGGCT